TCGACGTGGTAGTCTTCAATGTCCCATTCGTACACTACAGGCATGGTCTAGTCTCCGTGGTGGTGGCTGGGGGCCGAGGCCCCCGCCGGTTGGGTTAGAGGTTGATGATCTCGATCTTGTACTTGGCGGCCTCGGCCGCGTTGGCCTTGCTGGCGAAGTCGTTGTATTCGCGGAGCGACTTGCAGCCTGTGGGGCGGACGTAAAGCGCCATGACGGAGGCGATGCAGCCGAGGCTCATCGTGCCGCGAAAGGTCCGGTGGACGCGGGGCAGGCTGCTGGCGGCCGTCTTGGCGGCGGCCAGAGCGTCGTTGCTGTGGCCGCTGGCATAGAACGAACCGTTCTCGATCTCGGTGATCAGCCAAGCGGCCTTTACGTCGCGCTTGCCGTTGTACTTGTCGGTGAAGCCGTTGGAGAAGGTGGCGATGATCTTGGTCATTGGGAAGTCCTGTTGTCTCGTTGCCAGCACAATATGGTCTATATCGGGGCTGGCGTCAAGGGCCGTTTTCGGGGGTGCAGAGTGGGTGGTTTGCTCTGCGGGTGGGGCGGGAGGTTAATTATGCCAATGAGATCAATGGAGTAGCTATGCTCTGCATACAGTCTGCGGGTTGATCAGGGAAACGGAATAGAATAATCAAACCAACGGGATGGTCGTAATCTGCACATTGTTTGCAACAAATGGGCTCTGGTCGGCAAAACTCTGCGAACCACTGCAACGTGTGTGCATCCCACTATCTATGTGGATGCACATGCGGTTAAAGTGTTGCTCACTTGACAGAGTGAAAACCCTGTCTGTAGAAGGGACCACCAGCACGGGGGTACAGGATGTCGAAGGACGAAGCATTATTGCAAGATTTTACCCTCGAACAGAAGCGCGCCATGGCGGCCGAGCATCGCGGCGTGACGTATGACAGGCGGATTGATCGCTTCACGTCTGTGGTCATGGTAGCGGGCGAGAGGAGGTGGCTGGGGTCGTTTCGGACAGTGGAGGGTGCGTCGGCGGCTTACCAGTCGGTGCGCCGTGACAACCCTGTGAGGCGATCTGGTGGCGTGCCGTCTGACCCTGAGAGGTGGACGATGCCCAAGTGCTATGCGGACTTCCACGAGAACTGCGCGAAGGATCAGTATGGTCACCCGGCGGTGGGTGAGTTGTTCGTCACGCCTGACGATCAGGTCTTCGAGGTGGTGGGCAAGAATTACTTCAAGAAGCGCGAGGGGGGTCCGAAGCGGAACTGGCTCTTCCTGCGTTGGACTTCGGAGTGTGCAGTGTGCGGAGTATCTTATCACACGCGCACGCTGGCTAGGGCTCGGACACTGTCGGGCATTACGCGCACATGCGACGCGCATCGAGGCCAGCGCAAGGATGCGGACGCCGGGACTGAGGTGCGCCCGGCGACACAGAGGGTGCGGGCCGAGGCCCAGATCGTGGCGCGCGTTGCTGACGTGGAGGCTGCAGACCCAATGTGTCGCCCCTTTGATCCGGCCGACAGGTTGTGTGCGAGCATGATTGGCGATCTGGGCGAGACAGAGGCGCGTCGCCGCTGGGAGTTGATGTTGAGCAAGAAGCGCGGGGGTGTTGATTTGATATGAGCGGCTGGCACACAGGATGCGCCCTGTGGGCTGTGATCATCGTGTCCGTTGTGCTCTGGGCTCTGCACCGTTGACGCATGGCCGCCTGAGATAGTATTGGTATGGGTTATGGCTAAAAAGAAAACGAAAAAGCTCGCGGCAATCGTGGCGGCTCCCAAGCCACCCGGCTACGTGTTTGGCCGCCCGACGGTGTACAAGAGCGAGTTCTGCGCGCGCGCCGTTGAGCTCGGAGCTCTGGGCAAGAGCCTCTGCCAGATCGCTGCAGACTTCCACGTGGCCAAGTCCACGGTCCACGAGTGGATGCGCGACATCCCAGACTTTTCGGTCGCGATGGCAGAAGCGCGCTCGCTTTCGCAGGCGCACTGGGAGGATTTGGGCTACGACGGGATGCGCAATCGGTCGATCGACGGTGGGCTGTACAGCCGCTCGATGTCTGCGCGCTTCCCCGATGATTGGTCTGATCGCTCCAAGATCGAACACACTGGCAAGGACGGCGCTGCGATCGAGATCAAGACCGACGACGGACTGAAAACTCTCGCAGCGGCGCTGGATATGATCAAGAACGCCACGCGCTTGAAGCCCAGCGAGAATTGATTGCTCTCTGCAGACCCGCAAGAATTATTTGACGCGGCCATCACTGCGCGCGGCGCAGTGTCTGAGCAGGAGCGCATAGCGTTTGACTGGCAGATGCGCTGGCTGACCAATGCGCACGCGCATCAGATCGAACCACTGGGCGATTACTGGACGATCTGGATGCTGATGGCTGGGCGCGGCGCGGGCAAGACGCGCTGCGCTGCCGAGTGGATCGGCGCAGAGGCGTGGCGCGATCCCGGCTCACGATCGCTGGTCGCAGCGCCAACAGCGAGCGACGTGCGCGACACATGCTTCGAGGGCGAGAGCGGACTGCTTGCCGTGATCCCGCCCGCGCTGGTCAAGGACTACAACAGATCACTGTCTGAGATCGTCATGGTCAATGGCTCGCTGATCAAGGGCATCCCGGCGTCAGAGCCTGCGCGCTTTCGCGGCGGCCAGTGGCACAGGGCGTGGACCGATGAGCTGGCTGCGTGGACCTACGACGAAGAGGCGCTGGACATGATCATGTTCGCCCTGCGCCTCGGCCAGAAGCCGCGCTTGGTGGCGACCACCACGCCCCGGCCGCGATCGCTCATACGCTCCCTGCTTGAGCGCAATGGCAAGGACGTGGCCGTCACGCGCGCATCCAGCATGTCGAACATGGCCAACCTCGCGCCCACCTTCCGCGATCAGATCATGCAGTACGAAGGCACTGCGCTTTTCAGACAGGAGGCGCTGGGCGAGCTGATCGATCCCGAGGAGAGTGGCCTCGTGAAGCGCAGCCAGTTCAGGCTGTGGCCTGCGGACAAGCCCCTGCCCCCGCTCAACTGGATCATCATGAGCCTCGACACGGCGTTCACAGAGGCGACCAGCGGCAAGAAGGGCTCCGACCCTGACTACAGCGCGTGCACAGTGTGGGGTGGGTTCGACATCGAGGAGCCCAACGCTCTGACGCCGAAATCGCTGGACGAGATCCCGGAGCTGGAGGACGACAAGCCCCACGCGCGCCGCACTGGCGGCTACGAGAAGGCGCGCGACATGCGCAGCTTCGTAATGCTGCTGGACTGCTGGCAGGAGCAACTGGGCCTGCCAGACCTGATCACGCGCGTGAAGCGCGAGCTGAACACAGCCTACGGCGATGATCAGGACAAGGCCATGATCAAGCCGCTATTCGGCGCATCCAAGCCCAGAACGTCAGGCCGCAAGCCTGATCTGGTGATCATTGAGGACAAGGGCAGCGGCATCAGCCTGCGCCAGACGCTCGATCGCGAGGGCATCATGACCTACGCATACAACCCCGGCCGCGCCGACAAGCTGACGCGCCTGCACCTCGTGTCGCCCGTGTTTGCGCGTCGCCTGATCTGGATACCCGAGAGCAACAAGTTCCCCGGCAAGCCGCGCACGTGGGTCGAGCCGTTGCTGCATCAACTGTGCAGCTTCACGGGCAGCGGCAGCATCAAGCATGATGATCTGGTCGACAGCGCGGCGCAGGCCTTGCGATATTTTGTCGACAAGGGCATGTTGAGTGCGCTATCACCGTTGTCGCAGGGTGTCAGTGCGCCCAAAACTGCGTCGATAAACCCGTACACGCAATGACGAGGCACACTTGAGCGGCATAGGCGAAGACGACGACAGGGAAGACGACCTGTCCCCCGACATGCCGGACGAGAAGTCCAACGACTACTTCGGCATTGGCGACGACGAGCCCAAGATCAAAGACCCCAACGTGCAGGACACGGACGACGGCGGCGCGATCGTTACGCTCGACGACGAAGACGAGGACGAAGACGCGCCCGACACGGACGGCGACTTCTACGAGAACCTCGCAGAGACTATGCCCGAGACCGAGCTCAACCGCATCGCGACGCAGTACCTTGAGCTGATCAGCAAGGATCTTGAGGCCCGCAAGAAGCGCGACGAGCAATACGAAGAGGGCATACGCCGCACTGGGCTGGGCAAGGATGCCCCCGGCGGCGCGAGCTTTGAGGGCGCGAGCAAGGTCGTGCACCCCATGATGACCGAGGCCTGCGTGGACTTCGCGTCGCGCGCCATGAAGGAGCTGATGCCCGCGAGCGGACCAGCCAAGGACTTCATCCCCGGCGAAATTACCGCAGCGAAGGTCAAGAAAGCCCGCCGCAAGACGGCGTTCATGAACTGGCAGCTCACCGTCCAGTCCAAGGGCGAGTTCCGCTCCGAGCTGGAGCAGCTCCTGACGCAGACGCCACTGGGCGGCGTGCAGTACATGAAGCTCGGCTGGAATGAGCCGGGCAACAGGCCCACCTTCACGACGGTGTACGTCGATGACATGCTGCTGCCCTTTGCTGCTGGCAACTTCTACAGCGCCCAGCGCCGCACATGGCGTCGCTACCTGACGCAACTGGACTACGAACAGTCCGTGCGCGCGGGCGTCTACCTCGACGCGGACCTGATCCCCGCGTCGATGGAGCCGGATCGTTCCCTGTCGCAGAAGGCCAACGACAAGGTCGAAGGCAAGAGCGAGACGAGCTACAATGAGGACGGTTTGCGCACCGTCTACGAGATCTACGCGCTCACGAACATCGAGCATGACGCCGAGACCGGCGGCAAGGACAATACCACGGACGCGGCGAAGATCGGCGCTGCGCCGTCGCCCTACATCATCACGATCGACAAGACCACGAGTAAGGTTCTGTCGGTCTACCGCAACTGGGATGAGGTGGACGATAGCCGCGAGGAGCTGGAGTGGTTCGCTGAGTTCCCGTTCGTGCCGTGGCGCGGTGCCTACGCCATTGGCCTGCCGCAGATGATCGGCGGACTGGCGGCCGGTGCCACCGGGGCGCTGCGCGCCCTGCTGGACGCCGCGCACATCAGCAATTCGCAGACCATGCTCAAGCTCAAGGGCGGAAGTCGCGGCGGCCAGACGCTCAACATCCAGCCGACGCAGGTCGAGGAAATCGAGGGCGGCCTGAACGTGGACGACATCCGCAAGCTGGCGATGCCCCTGCCATTCAACCCACCCTCCGCCGTCCTGTATCAACTGCTCGGCACGCTGGTGGACGCATCCAAGGGCGTCGTCCGCACGACGCTTGAGGACGCCGTGGACGGCAACGCCAATGCGCCGGTCGGCACCACGATGGCCCGCCTTGAGCAGGGCATGGTGGTCTTCAGCGCCATCCATGCGCGCCTGCACAACGCCATGGGCCGAGTGCTGACGATCCTGCACCGCCTCAACCATATGTACCTCGACGACGAAAAGATCGAGGCTGAACTGGGCGAGGAGCTGGCCTCACGCAAGGACTTCGACAAGCCCACGGACGTGGTGCCCGTGTCCGACCCGAACATCTTCAGCGAGGCGCAACGCTTTGCGCAGGTGCAGGCGATCGCCCAGCGGTCTCTGAACAATCCGCTGTACAACGCGCGCAAGGTCGAGGAGCGCATCCTTGAGACGCTGAAGATCCCCAACGCCAAGGATCTGCTGGCCCCGGTGCAGGAGCCCAAGGAGCAGAACGCGGTGAACGAGAACGTCGCCGCCACGCTGGGTCGGCCAGTCTTGGCGTTCCCGGAGCAGGATCACATTGCCCACCTCAAGACGCACCTGAGCTACCTCCTGAGCCCGACGTTCGGCATGGGTCCGCTGATGGCACCGACGTTCCTGCCCGCCATCATTGGGCACCTGAAGGAGCACATCGCTTGGTGGTACGCCACCAGCGTGTTCAATCTGGGCACAGAGGAAGCCGGACAGGATCTCGGCGACATGCTCAAGATGAACAAGACGCCCGAAGAGAAACGCGCCTTTGACCGCATGCTCGCAGAGGCGTCGGTGAACGTCGTGCAGGACGGCGCGAAGGTATTCGGCGCGCTGCCCCCCGTCATCGCCAAGGCGATGGAGATGGTGCAGAAACTGCAACCTCCCCCGGCCATGGACCCAACGCAGGTCGCGGCGCAGGACGTGCAGCGCAGAACTGCGGACGACCAGCAGCGCACGCAGATCAAGGGGCAGGAGCTGCAGATCAAGCAGGCCGAGATGCAGCAGTCTGCGCAGGGCAATGCGCAGAGGATGCAGATCGAAGCCGCAAAGATGCAGCAGTCAGCCCAGACCGAAGCTCAGAAGGTTCAGCTCGAAGCCGCAAAGCTGCAGCAGTCCGCTCAAACCGCTGCGCAGAAGATGGCAATGGATCAGGCCGCCCTGCAGCAGGACGCGCAGGGCAATGCCCAGAAGCTGGCCATGGATCAGGCCGCCCTGCAGCAGCAAGCCTTGGAGGCCGAGCAGCGCGAGCAGCACGAGGACGATCGCACCAAGCTGGAGACCGCGTCGCGCCGGGCCATTT